TTATTAAGCGGAGACTGTGACCTTTCCATTACGGATTGTCATTAGGCGTTCAACTGAAGCGTAAACACGCACTTCTCTTGCTCCTTCTCTATCACGAGTGCGACCAAGTTTTTTCATTATGATAATTGGCTTAGAACCAATCTGGCGACCATTACCAAGAACATTCACGGATGATGTAGTTAAATCCAAGCCTGTGACGTGTGATGTTCCTCGTAGATCATTCGACCTATCGGCGTTAGTTGCGTTTGGTAGAACGTGTCCTTCAATAGCACCAATATACACGGAGTTCTGATTTGGTGCTTTTGCTCCATTTGATTTATCCGAGTCAACATCTATAGAATATAACTGAGTTGGGACTTGGAGAGGTGTGTTAAACACTTGTGCCAATTCTGCGTATTTATTACTTGGACGGAATACATCACGATCGTAGACACGCATTTCATTAATACGGAAATTGTATTCTTCATCAGTGTCCAACGTTCCGGAATGGTATTTTCCAAGAACGTGATGACCTCGGTTTGCGGTTGCCGTTGAAAAACGATCCTGAACGAGCAGACTACGAACGGTTCTACCAGCGACGGCGATGTCGCGTTCAACTTGCTGAGAAACTGTAGTATTTACTGCTGGATTTACTGCTAATGCTGGAATCTGGGCAGTGGTGAGGATTAAATCTTCGTAGAGGAATGACAATCCATTCTCACTGTAAACTTGTCTGGCGGTGTCGTCTTGGGTTGAGTCCGAGTAGTAGAGATGGTCAGCGTAGAATTTGACATTGACAGTTGAGACACTTACGGCAGTTGAACCCGCGTGACCTTGTGGGAAACAGCAAATATTTCCTACATCGCCGGCGACGTTTGCTTGGGTGTTGAAGACGAGACGAATAAAGACGTTCTCTTTAATAGTAAACAGCGGAATTTGTCTCATTTTCATCATCGGAATTAGGGCACTAAGTGGAACGCTGAACACGGGTGTCGTGTCATCGCTTGTTGTCGGTTTTAACTGGGGTGGGACGACACAAGTGGCTGTGGCATCGGCTGTAAAGTTAGTGTAATCGAGGTCGGTGGGCATTATGCGTCCGGAACCTGCTCCTCCCGTTAGAACTTCATTATATCTTGCTCCTGATCTACCGCTCTTCACTGAATCGACGTATGCTCTTGTCTCTGGGGTGTTAAATTTACTAACCATTGTAGAATAGTGTCCTACATCATTACACGATGCTACTTCTTTACCTCCAATAAGAAGGTGGGCTGATTTTACAAGTGAAAAAATTCCGGTGTCTAATGGGAGGAATCCGGCACCATCGCAAGTGACTGCCAACGAGATAAAACTACCTCCGTCGAGTGTGCCGTTGCGAGCGACTTGAAAGACGCATTCGGTTTGTGAGATATTTATCGGATCTAATACTTCAGTCTTGACTTCCATAGTCTCTTCGGTTTGAAATGGCTCAATAGAAAGAATCTCGGGTAAAGATGACATTTTTATTATAAAAAACTTTTATAATAATTATTTTTAGTTTTTTGTTTAATTTAAGTGGATATCATAATTCCTTGCGGACTATATGTTAGAATATTTTTACTCAAAACGTGGGTATGAACTGCGTTTGGACTATTACCATCAAGTGATGACACGATTCTTACACTGTATGCTGAATTTCTGAAATCCATACCTACATCACTAATGGGATCTAACTGGAGGCCGATTCCGAACGCTCTACGGTCATCCGCTTCCTTACCTAATGTGCGGTTATTTATTGCTGAATCTGGACGATCTGGGCGTAGATGATTTCCGCCATATCCGAGTAGTAGGCGACCGTTGAGTGAACGGTTCATTGAACCAAACGCTTTAAGGTAGTTGGAAAGAACTTGCGTCTCCGGTAGTTTTTCAGTTGACTGAGCCTCGCAGTCCATCTCGTAGTCAAGACCAAGTCTCACACCTCCTCGTGCGAATGACACGCGTTTTAGAACTGCCTCAATATCATAATTTTGACCCGCCTTATTTCGTAGTGGTTCAGTGGCGAATGAATCGTGGGTATAATTATTTGTGTGAGTCACTGGAATGAAATTGTGGGCTATCGATAACACACGGCTATTAGCAAGATTCATTGTCGCGGTGAAATCACTTGCGTTGATAACTTGGTAGAGTGAACTCCAAGAGTTGTATGAAAGTTGTCCCGAACCTACATTCGCAAGTTCTGCGACACCTTGTGCGTCTGGGACGGCAAGATTACACGTGAGAGACATATCGCGGAGTTCGTAATGGGCTCCTGAGACTAATGGAGCATCAGTGCCGAAGAGGAACTGATTGTCGCCTGCCAATTCTATCATAATTTTTAGCCCTCCGATTGCCGAAAGTGGTATAAGGGACGATCCTTGGAGCATTCCGCAGAAAAGTGGAACTGAAAATCGGCTGTCGTTATTTACAAGATTTGATGATGCCGAGTCAAGACCGTTCATCAAGGAACTACAACTTTTTTCAGACATCATATCTTGCTGTGAATGTGTGCTGGACAGGATAGCAGTGACGAGACGGCCGTATTGGCGAATTGACTCAAGCGACTGATTTGTGTTTGATGCGATAAGGTTTACATTCTGGAACGCTGATGAAACACCGACGCGACTCGCGATCTTAATTCGGTTCTGGGCTACACCGTTTTTCAAGGTGTTGTTATTTGGTCGTAAATCAGCATTACCTCCTTTTATAACGAGAGTGCCGTTGATACGGAGTGAAGATGACTCTAAAAATTTAGCCTGTGAAGGTATGGTAAACGAGATGATAGGATTCCCGTCGCGGAACGAAAACGCACTGTTGAGTGTGGATGGAGCATTTGAAGGAAAAATCTCAACTTTCTCTTTCGATACGATTGATACGGACATTTTTATTATAAAAAACTTTTATAATAATTATTTTTGTTTTTAATATCCAAAATATTTACTATATTCTCCATATGGATTTACTCTTGGTGGATCAGTAATTAGATTGCGTCTTGGGGCTTCACGTGGTTTTGGTTCACGTTTTATCTTTTGCTCCTCCTCAATCTTCTTGCGAATACGTGTCTCCATCTCACGCTCCTTTGCTTCTTCAATCTCTCTCGCTTTCCTTTCTTTCTCTTCTCTCATTGTCATCACTTTATCAAACTTTTCCATATTAAGAACCCAACGTTCAAAATCTTTATCATCATCAAAACCTCCCGTTGTCGTTGGTCTACTATTATCTTGCGGAACATTTGTTGTTGGTCGCGATGCTACCTTTTTGGCTTTCTTTTCCCTACGACTCTTGTGTAATTTTTCAAGATGAAGTCGTTGCCTTTCTGACATCTTTTTCTTGGGGGCTACCTCACGTTTGGGCACGTATTCCTCCTCTTGAGGTTCAGGGCTACTTGGATTGTCAACCTCCGGTTCTTCATCTACCGGTTCCTTTACTTCTAAATCCTTTTTCGTGTATTTTGGTTTTGTTGATTTTTTTACATTAAAAATCTCCTCGCTTGCTGGAACTGGTTGCTCTTCGGACACTTCTGGGGTTGCTTTGGAAAAACTAATAAGTTTTGGCTTCGGCATCTTTTATTTAAAAAGTATTTAAAATATAATTGAATTTTTAATTATATTTAAATAAAAATATATCAAAATGATGTCAAGTATGCGTAATAGTGAATCTGACAATGCCCTCGAAAATGTCAATTGTGTTGAAGTTATCAACTATGAAAGACTACAAGAATTGTTGAAATACGCTCCTCATTGTAAGGAGTTCAATGATAAGCAAAAAGAACAAATCATTTCGTTGGCTTATGTCAAATACGCTAAACAACCTTCGGGTGAATTAGGTCAAGCACAAATTAGATATGCTCCTAAATCGGCTAATCGCCTTGGTCGTGTCTACCATAAAGTAAATGGCAAGGCACTACAACAACAATCCAAGAATGTTCGTCATATTTTATGCCATAAGAACAATGGTGAATGTTTGTATATAGATATTGACATTGTGAATTGTCATCCCGTGCTAATCATTCAAATGTGTAAAGTTTACAAGATTCCTTGTGATGTCATCGAGACTTACGTCAAGGATCGTGAATGTATTCTAAAACAAGTTATGACCAAACATAAATGCTCTCGCTCACAAGCAAAAAAACTATTCATTAGATTATTGTATTCGGGTAAATGGGATAATTGGTTTGCCGAGTTTGATTTATCCGTTGTTGAACCTCTTCCATTTGTAAAAGCATTTTATCATCAGATGAGAGATATTTGTGAAAGATTCTACACTCATATTGATTTCAGTCATAATAGACAAGAAGCAATTAATAAGATGAAAAGAAAACCCGAATATTTCGTCAATCCCGAAGCAACTTGTTTGTCTTACATCATTGCGGAAAGGGAAAATCTTATCCTTTGGAATATGCGTAGGTTCTTTATTAATCAAGGCTTACAAGTGTCCGTTCTTGTGTATGATGGTCTTATGGTAAGAAATGATGGAACTAAAGTTGAAAAAATGTTTGATGATTGTGCTAACTTTATTAAAGAAAGCACCCAATTTGATGTATTATTAGAAACTAAACCATTGGAAACTACTATAGATTGGGATGATATAGTTGATAAACTCAAAAACGGTGTTCTTGACAAAAGTAAAGTCAGTCTTGG